CTACCTGCATAATGCGAGCGTCTGCGGTGGCCATTTCCTCGAAGGCGCGGTTGAATCGTGACGCCATCGCTACCGCGCCGGCTGCTGTAATTCCGAACGCTAACGCGCTCTGCTTCATGCTGCTCTTGGCGTTATTGGCGAACCGTTGCAAGTCTTTCTGTGACTGTGTGAGTGATTTGCGAAGTGGGGCCGCGTTACCTGTGACGGCGATGGAGATGGATTTAGCGGCCATATGTGTCGATTCTACTTGTTACTTGTTAGCGGTGGAGCGTTGCCCTGGTGCGAGATTATGGCGCACGATGAGCTCACCGATCCGCTTTTCGTACGCTTGTTTCACTTCTTCACGTCGCCCGTCTAACGCTTCGTAGACGAACGGTTGCGGAGCGATACGACGCGCGGGCCAACCGAAGTGAATGGGACCGGCATACGGGACAGATGCACCTCGGCCGATACGGACGCGGCCCTGGTATTTAGTCGGGCTAGATGCGATGGTTGCCGATAGTGCGCCAGTGCGGACGGGTGCCAGTGGTTTCGCTGCGGCCGCCACTATTTCGCCCGCTTTGCGGTGGGTTTCTTTCATGTCCTCGCGTGTATCTTCGGCGAGGTTCCGCAGGTCGCGTTGCACTTCTCTCAGGCCGTCAATCTCCATGCGGCCTGCGCCGCCACTTATGCGGTAGCCATACGTTCCAGTTCCTGCCATGCGTCGCTTCCTGTTTTTTTATCGCCACCATTGAACGCCAGGCGAATCATCGCGGCTAGTAATGGTTGCGGGGTTTTGAGTAGGTCGAGCGGGCTGATGCCGGTTTTGACCGCTAAGGCTGCGACGAAGTAGGTGGTGCTGCCTGGTCCAAAGGGCTATCTTCTCCCGTTTCGACGGTGAAACTGTCGAGCGTTCTGAGCCATGCCTTGAAGTCGAGTGCGGTGCGCCCGTCGTCGTGAATTGAGTGCCAGGCCGCGAAGTAAAGGTAGCCGTTGTAGGGGTATTCACTGCTGAACGCTTCGGTCCATGCTTTGCCGAAGTGTTCCTCAAATGCCACCTCGGTCGCTGGCGTGATAGTTGTGCGGCTCTCCGAGCCGTCTTTGTGCGTGACGGTCAATGTGAGAGGCATGGGCTAGCTCTTGACTACGCTTCCGCCGGTGAACGTGACGCTCTGCGTCGCAAGCTCTCCTACCGAGCCGTTCACGGGTGTCGAGGTTTGGAGGTACATATTCGAGCAAGTGAAAGTGGCACCCGTCGACGTGTTCTTCAAGATGAGCGTGTTGGCTCCGGAGCCTACTGCTGCGAACAATGTCTCCATCGTTTTATTTGCTGCTTCGTCGTTCTGCATTTCAAGCGTCACGGAGAGGTTTTGCAGGCCGCCGTCGAATACGTGGCCAGTGGCTCCCATAGCCGTCACCTCGATCGCGTCTTTCTCATAATTGAGCGTGACGCTGGTGACGTAGGTGCTGAGGTTTTGCGTGTTCACTGTCACGCTGGCGTCGGTAAGTACGAAGATAGCCATCGGGTTACTCCTTGTTGTCTGTTTTGGTGGTTTTGGTTGCTGGTTCGATGATGCCGGACGCGATGAGCAGTTCCGCGCTCACGTGTGCGGCTTCAAGGTCTGCGTCGGTTACGGTGCCGCCTTGCGGTCCGAGTGTCGAGATGTCTGAGATTATGCGGTAGCTGCTAGCCATAAATGTCCACCTGTATCCGGTACGCGGTCATGTCAATCCCTGATACTACTACCGAACGCGGCAGGGCTTCGGTAACTATGAGAGATGAGCAGGCACCGCCTAACGTGCGATCCGCTTCGATAGCTGCGGGCACACTACTAGCGCCCGTGTTCGCTAGGTAGGCGTCGATTCTGTCCTGGCTGGAACGGTCTGACATGCGGCCAACGATGAGCAGCACGTACGCGCGGAAGTATTGCAGGCCCGTTGATATGTTCGCCTCGTGGTAGGTGATCTCTAACGGTTCCACGATGGCGGCCGGTGTAGGTATGCCGTCGGGTACATAGTCGAAACATCGGAGGCCCGTGATGGTGTCGAGGGCGGCGGCGAGGCCCTGGCGTACTGCGGTCGGGTTCACGCGAAGAACTCGCGGCGGTAGGCGCGGACCATAGCAGCAATATCACGCCCCAACGGGCTCATGCGAATCGCTCCGAGCTCTGAAAGGCCGAGCACTCCGCCGATCGAATCTTTGCGCTTGTATAGGTCCGCGCTGAGGATATAGGTGGCCTGTTCAATGTCGTCCGGTACTGATGGCCAGCCCCACTTTGCGGTGACCTCCACCTGGGGCCAGTAGTTCACGGGGAGCGATAACGCGGTCGGGCCAACAATGGTGAGGTAATTGATGGGGCGGCCTTTGGCTAGCGCGTTAGTGGGCTCCACGATGTAGTCACTGTTGAGCGTAAACGTGGTCTGATAGACGCCATTAGCGTCGGGGTCGGTTTTGAGGATTAGGCCGGTGGTGGTGCCAATGTCGTCCACGATGACGCGGAGGTTGCCGATGGGGCGGTATGTGCGGGCGCTGGCATTGGCGTCAAGATAGAAGCGGCGGTTGGCGATGCGGTCGATGGACCGGCTGGCGCTTTCAATGATGGACTCCAACAGCGAATCTTCCACGCTGTCGTCAATTTTTAGGTAGGTTTTCAAGCCCGCCAGGGTGATGTAGCCGTTCGTGATGGTCACGATTTCGCCCGCTTTCGCTTCGATGATGGTGGCGGCGTGTTATCGACGGGCGGTTTCGGTTTCGCTTTGCGCGGTGGGGGGGTGCCGTCCGACTCGGCTGGCACAACCTCGCTAGGCGTATCACCTGGCGAGCAGCCGAGCCGGACGAGCTCTTGCCGGACAGATTCGGCTCGTGCTGCCATACCTCGCCGGACGTATCCGTCGAGCTCTCGCCGTAGTGCTTCGATGAGTGCTTCAGTGTTCATTAGTGTCACCGTGAGAGGGCCGGTGTGCGCGGCCCTGGCTCAACGTCGGGTGCTTAGGCCCAGTTTGCGGTGATGAGGCCGGTGCCGGTGATAGCCGAGAACGCGGTCGGGTACTTGCCGGCGGTGTAGGCCGAGAATCCGAATACGACGGTTCTGATGGCGATGTTGCCGTCTGGCTGCTCAAAACGGACGTACAACGGCGAGCCGCCATTGTCCTCCCAGATGTAGCTCTCGCGGAAGTCGCCAACGATAACCGCGGTTTCGTTTGTGCCACTGCCGAGGTTCGTTGGTACGTTCGCGTCTGCGATGACGGGGATACCGAGAATCTGCAAGCCACCCATGTCGTATGCAGGGCGGTCGTAGGTGCCTGGCGCGTTAAATGGGTTACCGGCTGTTGCGTTGAACAGTGGGCGGTTGGTGGAGTCAAGAGCGCGGAGCCAACAACCGATCAACGACGGGTGGGCGACAATGTGAGTTGCGCCGCCGTAGAAGTTGCTGCTGATGTCCTGAATAGCCGCCACGAGCTTCGGGAAGAACTCGGCCCAGGTTGGGCTTGCGTCGGTGTAGGTGGTGGCGTTGATTCCTGACGTGTTCAAGATGCCGCGGTGTTCGCCAGATGAGCCGGAGCCATTGACTGCCAGGCTGTCCAGTTTGCTTTGGTATGAGCGAACTGCATCGCCGAGGAGCTGTGTTTCGACGCCGGTGCCGCGCAACACTGCCTGCTTGGAGATATCGAACATGGACGCCACTGTGTTCACGTTCACGGTGAGCAGTGTGTCGTCTGGGCTGGACTCTGTTGGTGCTGAGTTCTCTGATGCCTGCACGTAGGAAGTGATGCCAGTGGTAAGGCGGCCGATGTTCACGGTCATACCTTGCGATGGCAGTGCTGCGTTTGTGGAGATATCGAGAACGGGGCGGCCTGGACGGCGGAGCCCTGCGAACTCGCTAACGAGGTACTGCGGGATTACAAGGCCGGCGAAGTTGCTGCTGCCACTGTCGCGCTTTTCCATGCTTTCGCGCTGGTAACGAGCGATGCGCTCACGTGCTTCATATGAGCCGCCGAACTCTGCGGCGATGGCATCGGCGAGGAAGTCGTTGCCACTGCGTTCGTGGTAGGTGGGTTCTTCTGAGATGACGCGGGCGGGAGCTGCTGCACGTGTTTCAACAGTGTCTCCATCGACGCTGGCGGCGAGCTCTGCGGCTTTTGCCTTGCGGACTTCGATTTCGGTGATCTGCTCAATGCGGGCGTCAAGCTTGTCAATTTCAAGCTTGAGTGCCTGAATGTTCGCCAATTCGACGTCTGAGATATCGCGGGCTTCTTCGGCTGCGCGGTTCAATGTGGCGTCGATTAGGTCGCTCTTTGTGTTGCGGGTTTCGCGAAGATTCGCGAGGAATTGGTTAGCCATTGGGGTTTCTCCTGGGTAGTGGCCGTATGGGTACGGGGTGCCACTTCGCTCCGGTGGAGGGTGCCGCGCCTGGCGGGGTGCTCACTTCCGACGGTGGGGTGCCGGTTGGATCGTAGTTTAGTCACCCGTTGCGGAGTTGCGCGAGTATTTCACGCGCGGCGTCCATGTTCGGGGTGGCGGCTCTCATGCCGATTTCGTTCGCCAGGTTTTCGTCGTCGTCGTCTACTGGTTCATCAGTGTCGTCGTCGTTATCTTCGGAGGCGTAAAGGGCGGCGAGTTGTGCCTGCGCTTGCTGCTCTGTCCGGTGGCAACCTTCAACCTCGCCATCGTCGTCCTTTACGACGGCATAACCGAGGCAGGCGGGGTTGTTGTTTTCAATGTGCCACGGCATCGCTATACGTCCTCTGGTGCTGAGAATATGCGAACGGTTTCGGAGCCTGATGCTACGACGGCCCATAGTGACTGACCTGGGGCGAGACTGCCTTGGAGAGGGGCGGCGTGTTTCGCAATAGGGAATCCGTTAGCGGTGGTCACTGTGCTATCGCCTATATAGACCGTCGTGTTCCCGTCAATCTGTAACCATACGGGGCGGTTGGTTGGGTCCGCGCCGATGATCTCGCTGGCGGTCGTGGTGACCGTTTTGACTCTTTGCGGTGATGGCATGGCTACTTTCCTAAGCTGCGAAGAATGTCGTCGAGTGCGTCTAGGTTCGGCGTTGCCGATGGTGCACGTACGGCGGCCACTTGTGCGGCCTGGCCGTATGCTCCGAATGTCACCAGCGACACTTCGGCGAGATGAGCCGCCAGGCGTTCAACTACGCCATCGGGGCGGCGCTGGTCCTTTATCGGTTGGAATCCGATCGAGAACTCTGAAAGTGCGCCATCTCTCACAAGTTCCAGAATGTCATCGGAGCGCGAGCCCTTCGACACTCGAAACTCTCCGTACAAGCCGCCACTTTCCTCGCGGAGCAGTGTGGCGCGGCCAATGGGTAGCGCCTGGGCGTCATGTGAGACGAGCAGCTTGACTCTGTGCGCGTTCGGTATGACGCGCGAGAACGCGCCACGGCGGAACACTTCCGTGAGTTGCGAGTGGATCCGTTGTTCCACGTCGTAAGGGACGACGATGCCGGCGATGGTGCGGCCGTCGCCACCTTTGCGGATTTCTAGGTCGGTTTCATAGGCGCGGGTTTCGATGCTCATGGCGTCACCTCCGAGTTGAGTGGGGCAGGTTGGGTTGCTAGTGCTGGTCTGTTTTCTAGTTCGCGTACTTCGTCGATGGTGAGGAATCCGGCCTCTAGTGCGAGTTTGTGCGCTTGGTAGCGGGTGTATGTGTCGGCTCTTAGCAGGCTGTCATAGTTGAACCGCGCGTTTTGTCCTCGTGGGAGGTAGTCCGTGAATACG